GAGCAGATCGTGACAGTTTGCTCATCGTAGTTGCACAGGCCATGCAGACCTCGCTTGCGAAGTGACTTGTAGAGCCACTTCCAAGACTGCCCGTCTATCTGGAACTCGTACTTACGATGAGCCACGGCTCGCCTCCTTGCGAGCGTTGGCGATTGCACGACGCACAAGCATCCTGCCGACTGTTTTAAGGTACGGCAGTTTTCTTTTCGCCGCTTCTTCTTTCATCCACTCAACGATCGTCTCGACGTTTTGTTCACATCCTTCAATGCCCCACTTGTTCATCTGTGTCATTCGTGCGCGACACGAACATCCCGGTGCCATGTGGATGCCGAACTTGGCAAGCAGGTTGTGCAGTTCTGTTCCCGGTCCTCGATGAACTGGATCAACGTCTCCGCTGTATTTATCTCGCAGCATGTAGTAGTCGGCATCTTCCAAAACAACATGCGACTCCGTTCGTCTAACGACATACGAGAGAACGTCATCGAGGTAGCCTTCCGGCTTCGTCTTCGCAACCTCTTCGAGGTCTGCTAATGCGATTCCTTTCACGGTGGCAACTCCTCACAAAACGCTCTGCACTGCCCATCGCTGCAACATTCAAAGTCGCCAGACGCACAATAGCAAATCGGGATAGGGCCGCCGCCAGGGCATCCGGTAGATGCTGCCTCTGCGGAACATTCAGCAGCAGTTTCAAACGGCCCAGCGAACGGGCTACCAGAACAGTTGTAATAGAACCCATCGACGCAGCAATCGTCATCGGTCAAGCAACCGCAGCAAACGCAACGTGCCATGAATCACCCCGGTGTCGTAGACGTTGTTGAGCATGTTGCGAACGGGTAGGTCAGCCGCAGGAACTTCTGCGTAGCGGTCACAAGCGTCTTGAGTATCACGCAGTTCGCGGTATTCAGTTCTAGTTCCATGTTGATGAGGCGAGTCGTGCAGACTTCCTGCATCTCCCACGCCACAAGATGCCAAACGCCAGTGCTGTCTTTGCAGACGCCAACACGCCCGCCACCTATTCCGCAGAAGTAATTGATCGCCGTCGCTGTAGCACCGCTGTGAACAGGATTGTCAAACGTGATCGTCGCAGTGTCTTCAAAAGCCCAAGGAGCAGAGATGCGAGCCATGCGGAAGATGTCAGCACCGCCAAGATCACGCGGCCCACTGCCGAACGACAGGCCAGCACTTTTCTTGTCTCCCTGCTCAACAGTTCGCACAGCGCGAGCAATGCGGTCGGCACCCTGGCGAGTAAACGACACACGCTGCCCTGAACTCTTGCCGTCGGGCCTCTGCGTCGTCATGTCAGTCCTCGAAGATGGTCAGCACAAGCCGCGAGCCAGCCACGGCACTCTTTGCCGCGTAGTCACCATCAGCAAGTCGCAGCACAGCCGCCTCGCCCGCCTTGAGTCGCACCGTCTCGTAGAGATTCGTGCCAACCAGCCTGCCGAACGAGACAGTGTGCGTCTCCGAGGTTGCGAGAGAGCGAGCAAAACAAAGGCCAACAGCACCAAGGCTCGCCGTGCTGACTTCGCTTGTGCTTGTGTCGAGTTCCAGCGTCACAGCGGCAACGCCTGCCGTTGCCATGTTGGCGGTAACCCCGCTCGCTGCGAATGACTGCGAGAGCGATCCTTTGCTTATCTGTCCATTGATCGTGAAGTTTACGTCAGGCATGTTGTCCTCATCAGAATGGCGGCACGCCGAAGTAGGAAGAAAAGTCAACGACAGGGTTGAGTCGTCTTGTCGGGATATCAGGAGCCCCAGGAGCCCCAGGGTATTTGAGTGTTCCGTCGGTGTTGAGTGGCTGCGGATTCGACGCGGCAATTCGCTCTCCTATCGGCCCCGTCACATACACTGCTTTTTTTTCGCTGCCGTCGATGTAGTTCCAGCCGACGTGAGGCAAAAGCATCGGCCACCCGCTTTGACGATAGACCAGTTCAACCGTCACTGACCAAAAGTTTAACTCGATGTCGTTGACGACTTCCGTTGTCTGTTGAGCCCCAAGCCCAACGCACTTCCATGTGTACGCTGCACCTCCAAGATACGGCGATGCGTTGATTGCATTCGTTACGGCTGCAGCAATGGCGAGGGGAAACGTCGGCCTGTTTCCTGAGATGCTTGCTCGCACCTCTGCTTCTTCAGTCGTCAGTCCTTCAAAAAAGTCTCCAGCCGCATTTACGAGAGACTGAATGTCGCTATTGTCACTTCCTTCGTAGTAGACAAGAGCAGGAACCTGAGCCCCGCCGGTGCTGAACGACCAAACATCAGGGCGGGCAAGAGGATTAGGGTCAAAATCAGCATTGCCGCCGCGTTCTGGGACTGCGTACTGGTATGAGATTGTCGCATGCCACGGGTCAGGATCGTTCTCCGAGACACTGCCTTCAATGCACCTCAAGTAGGTGTACTCAGGATGGTACGCTCCGTGAAAGATGCCGACGGCATTGAGCATTGACTGATGCGGCGTCGCAGGATCGTCGAGTGTCAACGCATAGCGAATCTCCGCAGTCGGTGCTTCACCGAATCTGTGCTGAAAGGTTCGCCCAGCAAGTTCGCGGTAAGAAAGAACAGCCATTACGCAGCCCCCGCAATCTCAACTGTGCCACCCAGGTTACGAATCTCGCTGCGAATCTCATCAAGTTTGCGAACCTGCTTTCTAGCCTCTTGCACGGCAGGGTCTTCTCTGCCTGTCGCCATCGCGATCACTTGGCTGATACCTCCAGAACGGATGTCAGAAACCTCTAAGGCTTTGCGGGTGTTCTCGCTCAGTTTGTCGAGGCGATCTTGCTCCATGTCTTGTGAAGTCTTTGCGAACTTCTCATGAGCCGCCATCAAATCACTCTGCCGCTTTTCCTCAATCTTCCTCTGCTCTTCGGCTGCCTTCTCTGCGGCAGCGGCTTCTGCGGCTGCTTTTCTTGCCGCTTCACGCTCTGCTCGCTTCGCCTCTCGCTCTGCAAGTGCAGCAGGGTCCGTTTCCCTGTTTTCGTATCGCTCTCTTGCCCCGCGAACAGCACTGGAAGCCATGCCTTCGCCGCCGCCGCCTTCTCTGCCGAAGTTCCTGTCTCCGAGGGCTGCGTTAAACGCATGGACAGCGGCGTCTCCTGCTTCCGTTGCGTTCTGCATAAAAGAAGAGGTAGCAGATGCGGCGAGATCACGGCCTGCCTGCTCTAGATCGCTGCTAACCCATGAACCGAGTCCCTCAAGAATCTTGCCGAGGCCCAGCATGATCGCATTGCCGATCATCTCAAAGACGTTGAAGATTGTCCGCAACGTCTCTGCTACTGCCGTAAAGACGTTCGCCGTGAACTCAAATACAGCAGCGACTCCCTGCATGATTCCTGCGAAGCCGCCTACCTGCTCAATAAAGTAATCAAATATGCCAGCAAGATATTCAGCACCATCAAAGAGTGCCGTCGTAATCGAGTCTGCGAGCGCAGTTCCGCCAGTACCGTCTCCAAGTCCCTGGTATCCTTCTATGAAAGTAAGCAAATCCTCTGCCATCGCAGTCACGATTGGCGCGAGGTTCGCAGTGACCTGACCGATGATGCCATCGAACGTAGCCTGCACAAGAGTCAGTGCGTCGTTCATCTCCTCGATCGCGCTGGTCTGATCTGCCGAAAGTATCACTCCCAGTTTCTCAAGACGCTCTTGCAATGCAGCGAAGTCGGAGTTCAACATCGGGAGCATCTCTGCCCCTGCCTTGCCAAACAACTCGACCGCGATTCTCGCCTTTTCAGCAGGGTCTTCAATCCCGCCGACTGCCTTTGCCAGCACCTTGAACTGCTCTTCCGGCGCGAGCGACTGGAACTTCTGGAAGTCTATGCCAAGTTTCTCGAAGACTTCCGTCTTCCCTGATTCAGCGAGTCTTCCGACGCGGACGGTGAGCCGCTTGACGTTGTTTGCGAACGTCTCAAGGTCTGTGCCGCCGAGGCTCGCTGCAATGGCAAAACCTTGCAGAGCCTCAACCCCGATGCCTGTTTGATTTGCTAACTTTGCAGTCCTGTCAATCGTGTCTCGCAGGGCGTTTGCGTAGTTGATAGCAGAGCGTGCTGCACTCACAAACCCTTGAGCAAGAATCTTGCCGATTTCAATTCCGACGAGCGTCTTCAGGGCAGAAGCAGCGGTGTCTGCTGATTTCTTGATGCCCGTCAGTTTCTTTGCGGTGTCCTTTGCACCTTTAGAGATTCCAGCAGTGTTCGCTGAAATCTTCATCGCGAGCGATAGAACGGTTGCCATCACTCACCTCGCAGTTGGCGGCTGAACTCCTCCAACGCTTGTTGCGTCTGGAGTTCGTGCTGCGGTGGAGACTCGATCGGCACGAAGTCTTGCGGCTTCGGCGGTTTCGATTTGCCTGAGTACGGGGCGAGCATGGCAGCAGCCATGATGCCCGTCTGATGCCAGGAGTCGGCAAGCGGCATAAAGAAACGATGCACGGCCATCCACTCGCTCAACTCTCTGCTGTCCATCGTGTCGCATAGTTGAGCCACCGTCATGCCAAGTTGTGCGGCCAGCCGAAACAAAAACAACCGGGTTGGCCGCAGGTTTAGTTTTTTGCGAGTTCCTCTACGTCGTCATCGGTCAGGGCGTTGTGCTTCATCGCCGCTTCCCAGATGCGAGTAATCACGCGGGCAGATTTTCCAGCAAGCAGATCAATCTCTGAAGACGTGAAAAGCAGTTTGCCCGATTCATCACACAGGACTCGTTGCAGGAACTTAGAACGAAAGTTCTCGACGCCTTTGTTCTTGTTCACCATCCAATCGTTCTCGTAACTGTCTCGCTCGCCGACAGTCATCACGCGAACGAAAACACTGCCGCCCCACTCAGGAACCTGAACCTCAAAGAGGCCCATGTCATCGGCTGCGAGAATCTGATCTTTTGTGAGTGCCATGCTTAGTTATCCACGATGCGGAAAGATACGGTGAAGCGAGTTACACCATTCCGTTCAGGTGCGACAGCCACCGACTCCCAGATAGCATACGTTGAAAGTCCTGCATCACCACCGGAGATCACCAGTTGGGCTCGCGTCCCGAAGTTAGAGATGTTGACGTTCGCAATACCAAGGCAGGTAACGCTAACGCTGCCCTGCTCGGCTGACCACGCAGTGTCCCTGCCAGTGCGAGAGCCGCCGTAGTTCCACGACAACTCCTGCACCTCGGTGAACGGTGTGCCGTTCCATGTGACAGAGATGCCGGTGGAGTACGTTGCCATCGGAGTTAGGCGGTCACGCGAACGGTGGCATTCCCACGAATGGCATCATTCATGGCAAGCGTCACAGATGACGAGACAATCGTTGCCGTCGCGCCTGTGATGTATGTGCCGACCGTAAATGCGCCGGAAGTGCCTCCGACGAGTTGAGAAGTGCCGATATAGTCAAAAGAAACTTCTTTTCCAGTCTCTCCTGTGGCACTCCCCTTGAGCGGGCGAGCCTGAGTCAGCATCGTCTCTCCGGTCGTTTGACCGAGGTGACTGATGTCGATGCGATCGGTCGCACCGCTGACATCGGAGTAACTGATCGACACATTGGTGACGGTGTATGTCGTGCCGCCGAAAACAACCGTCGTGCCTGATCCATCATGTGGCGTTGATGCCATCTTCTAACTCTCCTGCCAGAGAACGTCGTAAGTCTGCGTGACCGAATAAGCGTTAGGAACCTCTGAGCCATCAAGGGCAACGATGTCGTCGCTCTCAGATTCCAGCGAGCAATGCCTCACAGTTGTATTTTCAAAACTGCCGCCAAATCCGTCCAGAACTTGCCGCACAGCATCCGCAATCTTCCTGACCGTCAGATACGTTTCCGCGAAGAACATGAAGTCTATCGAGACGCGAGGCAGCCCCATTGGCACGGTTAGCGTTGACTCCCGCGAAATCGCAGTCCGTCTCCAAATGATGAACGGCATGGCATCAACGGATGGAGCCAATTGTGGATAAATGCGTGACCCGACATGCAAAGTCACAGACGCATCGCTGGCGATAGCATTCCACAAAACGGTTTCAGGGCTTTTCAGCATCACAGTTTTGCCGCTTTCTTTAGTGCTTTATCAAGACTGTCAATCGTTTTCTGAGTTCGGTCAATGAGCCTCTGATTCAACTGGCCTTTTGTCTTGTTGAAGGCATCCGACACGGGAGGCCTGCCGCTGCGGCCACCAATAGGCATCGCGCCCGTCGATAGAGCCTGCCCTTTCTTGCCTCGCTTGAAAAACGACTTCGGGTAGCCTGAAGTCTTCAGA